TAATTAATATTCTATAAAATTTATAATTTCATATTTTAAAAAGTTACATTAAATTTATATTATAATTAATATTATAATTAATATTTTATAAAATTTATATTAGATTTATATATTATTAATAATTTTATATTTTAAAAAGTTACATTAAATTTATATTATAATTAATATTCTGTAAAATTTATATTTAATGAAATTATATTAGATTTATATTATAATTAATATTCTATAAAATTTATAATTTCATATTTTAAAAAGTTACATTAAATTTATATATTATTAATAATTTTATATTTTATTAATAATTTAATATTTAATAAAATATATATATGAAACTAAATTTTATATTTTAATATTTATATACATGATTTATATGTTTTACGATGATAGTTAGAAATACCATATGTTTTTATACCTAATAAATGTTTTTTTGTTGGATATCCCATATTATTTAATAAATCATATTTTTCATTTAATTCTATATTTTTTTCACATAAATCTTTTATGTATTCATCATGATATACTTTTGCTAATATTGAGGCGGCTGCTATTGAATAATATTTATTATCACCTTTTATTATTGAAGTTATATTACAATTTGATAATTTAAATATTTTTTCCCATCCGGAACCATCTATTATTATATTATTATATTTTGTATAATCTAAATCAAAATTTTGTTTTAAATTTTCTAATGCTCTTTCCATTGCTATTTTAGTTGCATTTAATATATTAATATTATCTATTTCATAATGTTCCGCATAACCTATTCCCCAACCTATTGTATTTTTTTTTATCCATTCTATACTTTCTAATCTTTTTTTTTTTGTTAATTTTTTTGAATCATTTATATATTTTGATTCATTTATTTTTGGATCCCATATCACTGCACCTGCATAAACACGACCTAATAATGGCCCACGCCCTGCTTCATCTATACCTATTTCAAATTCTGATAAATATTTATTATTCATAAGTAATAAAATAATAAAATAATAAATATTTAAGTCCAATTATCAAAACATAATGGACATTTTTTTGTTTTTTTTACCCATGGTGTTATACATTCTATATGAAATACATGACCACATATACCTTTTTTTATATTTGATTCTATTGATGTACTAAATATACTAGATTCATTTAAATTTGATCTACAAATTGTACATTCTGTATTTGTATCTAATATATATTCTATTTGTCCTAATAAATATGGTTCTTCTATTATTTTAAACTTTGACATTTATTTGTTAATATTTATATATTTATTTTTTTAATATATTTATTTATCAATTTTTTTTATTAACTATCACTACTATCTTCATCACTTGATTTAAATAATTCTTCTAATGATGATGTTAAACTTGATGAATTACTTTTCCTTCCTCCTTGTAAATTTTTTACAGTATTTAAATTATATTTAAATAATTTACTTAATATATTTTCTATTGTTATTTCTTCAGTTTCTGTATCATTATCATTATCATTTTCATTATTATTATTATTATTTTTTAAATTTAAATATTTAGTTTTATATTTTAAATATTTATTTTTAAAAGTCATATATTTTATATTTAGATATTTTTTATATAATATCTATTATTTTATAATATTATGGATACTAAATGTGCACCTAGTAAAAAATATATTGATGGTTCATGTTTTACTTTTGATGCTTTAAAAGAAATTGCAGTTAAATATAATAATAATAATAAAAATAATCAAATTTTAATTGATAAATTAACAAAAAAAGAGTTAGTTACTGAATTAAATAATAAATTATCTAATGTTTGTTCCGAACAAACTTGTTGGCTGAAATTAGATTTTATTAAAGAAATTGATAATGAAGAAATTCATAATAATACTTTTAGACCTGAAGGACCTAAAAAAAAATATGAATGGTTAAATACACTTAATATTAATGATGTTATTGCACAATATCATGATTTATATCCAGAATTTTTATTTTTAGGGGCTGTACCTTATGATTTTGAAGAATTACCTATTTTAGGTATACATAATATTGACTTTAAAAAATTAGAAGAAGAAAATAAAACTAAAATTAGTTTAGTTATAAATTTAGATGAACATTATAAATCCGGTTCTCATTGGGTTGGTTTATATGTTGATCTAGAAAAATATCAAATATATTATATTGATTCTGTTGGTAAAAAACCAAAAAAAAGAATTAGAAAATTTATTACAAAAATATTTAAATATATGTATCATAAAAAATTTAATCAAAAAATTAATATTAATAATATTATTAAACAAAAATATAATAAATATTTATCTGATTTTGATATTAGATATAATGATTTACAACATCAATATAAAAATTCTGAATGTGGTGTTTATAGTATATATTTTATTTTAGAATTATTAAAAGGTAATACATTTGATAATATTGTTACTGAACGTGTACCAGATGAAATGGTTAATAAATATAGAACTTTATTTTTTAGAAATGTTAATTTTTAAAAGATTAATATTGAACTTTATTTTTTTTAGAAATGTTAATTTAAAAAAAAAAATATATTAATATTATTAATGATTAATAAATATTTTATAATTATTAGTATTATAATAATATTTATAATTATTTTATTTAATTTTAAAGAAAATAAAATAATTGAAAATATAGAAAACTTAAATAATTTTGATGATTTAATATATAATAATATTGAAGTTGTTATTGCTAGATATAATGAAAATATTGAATGGATTAATCATCCTCCATTTAATAAATTTAAAAGTATTATATGTTATAATAAAGGTAAAAATATTAATTATTATAATTTTAACAATAATGTTAAATTTTATAATTTAGATAATGTTGGTAAATGTGATCATACATATCTCTATCATATTATTACTAATTATTATAATTTAGAAAATATTACCATCTTTTTACCTGCTAGTTGGACTGATAGACATCATTATGATAAATATAATTATTCTTTAACAGTTATTAGTAAAACTTTAGAAAGTCAAAATACAGTTTTCTTTGGACCTAAAACAAATAATTTATATAAAGAATTATATAATTTTAAAATAAGTGATCATTTAACAACAAATAATAATAATAAAGAATTATTTAGTGAAAAACAATTATTATTATCTAAAATAAGACCTTATGGTAAATGGTATGAAAAAATTTTTAATACTAATAATAAAATAAAAATTGTAACATTTTTAGGTGTTTTTTCTGTTCATAAAAATCATATTTTACAACATCCTATTGAATATTATCAAAATATTATTAATTATATTAATAATCATCCATCACCTGAAGTAGGACATTATATTGAAAGATCATGGGGCAGTATTTTCTTTCCTTATCCTTCTACATGTTTATATTATTATTAATTTTTTTATATAATTATTATTAATGAAATATATAATTATTATTATAATTTTTTTTATTCTAATTTTTTATAATAATAATAAAATTATTGAAAAATTTAATGTTTTTAATAAATATAATATTGAAATTGTTATTGCTAGATATAACGAAAATATTGATTGGATTTTATATCCTGAATTTAAAAACTTTAAAATAACTTGTTATAATAAAGGTAGTAATATTAATTTGTCATTTCCATCTAATATTAAAATTATTAATTTACCTAATGTTGGTAAATGTGATCATACATATTTATATCATATTATTAATAATTATAATTATTTAACTCCTGTTACTATTTTTATTCCTGGTAGTTGGTTAGATCCTCATAAAATTGTTTATAGTAATAGATTATTAAATACAGTTATTAATACTCAAAATACTGTATTTATAGGACCTTATACTAATAGTGTTTATAAAGATTTATATTATTTTACATTAGATGAATGGGAAACAACTAATTATAATAATAAAAGTTTAAATAATGAAAAAAAATTATTTTTATCTCCTATTAGACCTTTTGGTAAATGGTATGAACAATTATTTAATACTAATATTAATATTAATGTTATAACATATTTAAGTATGTTTGCTGTTCATAAAAATCATATTATACAACATCCTATTAGTTATTATCAAAATATTATTAATTTTATTAATACTCATTCTAATCCTGAAGTTGGACATTATATTGAAAGATCATGGGGTGCTATTTTTTATCCTTATCCTAATAATTGTATTTATCATTAATATATAAAAATTGAATTATTTATATTATTTAAATAAATATCTATATTTTTAATAATTAACATGAATTATGATAGTTTTAGATACATTATTATTCAATCTGATAGAATACCTAGACATTTACAAGATGAATTTAATTTATTAAGAGAACAAATTTTTAAGTATCATAATGAATTAACAAATTTACAACAAAAATATAATTATCTTTTTGATAAATATAATGATGATATTAATATTTATAAAGAAATATATAATAATCAAAAAAACTTTATTGATAATATTACACTTAATATTAATACTCTTATTTCTAATAATATTAAACTTAAAGAAGATATTAATAATTTAAATAGTTTAAACTCTAAAATTTCTGATATTCAAAATATATTTAAAAATAAATATAATAAAGAATACTTAAAAATTAAAAAAATTAATAGTAATTTAGAAAATGAATTACATATTATCAAATCTGAATATAATATTTTAAAAAAAAATAATAAATCATTACAACATTATAAAGATAAAATTGTATTAAGTGAAAATAAAATTATATTTTTAGAAAAAATGATTGAACCATTAAAAAAAAAAGAATCTGAATATAAAGAAAAATTTAGTAGCTTAAATTTAGAAATTGAAAAACTTAAATATAGTATACGTGATAGAGATCATAGAATTGATAATTTAACTTCTAAAGTTGTTAAAAAACAATTATTAGAAGTTTTTGTTAAATATTCTGAAAATGAAATTGATATTCTTGTTGAATTAGAAAAAGAAAAAGAAAAAAATGAGATTATTTCTTCAGTATTAAAACAAACTGAAAAAAAATTAAAAATTCAAGCTAATATTATTGAAAGTTTAAAAATTAAAACTGTTGATCTACATTCTTTATTTTAATATATAAAAAATTGATATATTATTTTATTGTTATTATATTATTTATTATATTAATAATTAATATAATATGAAAAACTGGCAGAATATTGTATTTAAATTAATTAATAATAATTATATTGAATCTTACTTTTTTAATAAAATTAATAAAAATTATAATTATATATATAAAATTCCTAAAAAATTATTACAAAATTTTCACTTTTCTACTAAACTAATTAAATATGTTTATTTCCCTGATATATATAAACAATTATATATATATTTCCCTAAAAAATTTTTTAATAATATTAATTTTGTTATTGAAGCTGTTAAATATGATTGTAATTTAATTCTTTGTGTTCCTAATAACTTAAAATATAATAATAATATATATTTATCATGTAAAGAATATTATCATTATCAATATTATAATGGATATTATATTTATAACGAAACTCATCAATATTTCAAATTTTATTCTATTTTAATTGATTTTGATACTGATACTGAATATTATTATAGTTCTTCTGATGATACTGTTATTTATATGGAAAATTAATTAGTTTTCATTTCATTTAATATATCTTTTATTGAATCCTTTATATTTTTCACATTTGGATATAAACTTTCTAATTTTGATGTATTTAATGTATTATTTGATCTTTTTGATAATAAAATATTATTTTGTTCTTCAATTGTAAAATTATCCCATGTAAAATTATTATCTATTATTTCTTTATACATTTCTAAAATTTCATTATGTGAAATATTTCCTGGATTTGTTAAATTTATTGTTCCTACATTATTTTTCTCCATCATATCTATTAATAATGGTAATAATTCTGGTAATACTGTCATTGAATTTGATATACTACAAATCTTTTTATATGTCGTTATTTTTGTTATAAAATTCCTTATTTGATTTCTTTCCGCTGTTATTGGCATACGTATACGTACATTTAATACATTATTATATGTTTTCATTAAATTATCTGTATAACCTTTCACTATTGAATATGATGATCCAAAAAAATTTGGTTCATCTAATTCTGTAAATTCTTTATCATTTCCATCAAAAATACAACCTGTTCCTATATATGTTAAATGAATATTATGTTTATTTGTAACTTGTGCTAAAATTATAGGTGCATATAAATTATCATGTATATTTTCTGTTAATTTTCCTGGTTGTTCTAAATAATCAATTGTTGTATGACCAATTCCATGTGTTCTACCTATACAACATATTACATGAGATGGGTTTTTTTCTAGTAATAAATTTTCTAATTCTTTATAATCATTTACTCTTATATCCGGTAATATTATTTCATTATTATCGTTTTCTAATAACTTTATTAATTGTGTTCCTATCCAACCTTTGTAACCAAATAATACTATTTTCATTAACTATTTAAATAACTTTTTATTTAAATTATTTTTTTTTAAATTATATTATTTTAAAAAATATTTAAACGTTTATAATATACTATATTATATTATGACTTCAAATAAAAATCATGCTATTGGTATAGATTTAGGCACAACATATAGTTGTGTTGCCGTTTATGAAAATGGAAAAGTTGAAATTATTGCTAATGATCAATCTAATAGAACTACTCCATCATATGTAAGTTTTACTGAAAATGAACGTTTAATTGGTGATGCAGCTAAAAATGCAGCTACTATTAATCCAAATAATACTGTATATGATGCTAAACGAATGATTGGACGTGATTTTAATGATACAAAATTACAAGAAGATCTTAAACACTTTTCATTTAATGCAATTAATTCTAATAATAAACCTAAAATTAAAGTAAATTATAAAAATGAAGATAAAGAATTTACTCCTGAAGAAATTTCAGCAATGGTTTTAACTAAAATGAAAGATATTGCTGAACAATTTTTAGGAGGTGAAGTTAAAAATGCTGTTGTTACTGTTCCTGCTTATTTTAATGATGCACAACGTCAAGCCACTAAAGATGCAGGTACTATTGCTGGATTAAATGTTTTACGTATTATTAATGAACCTACAGCAGCGGCTATTGCTTATGGTTTAGATAAAGATACATCAAAAGCTAAAAATGTTTTAATTTTTGATTTTGGTGGTGGTACTCATGATGTTTCTTTATTAGTTATGGAAGATGGTGTTTTTGAAGTTAAAGCAACAGCAGGTGATACTCATTTAGGTGGTGAAGATATTGATAATAGAATTGTAAATTATGTTTTAGAAGAATTTAAGAAAAAAAATAAACAAGATTTAACTGATAATAAAAAAGCTTTACGAAGAATCAGAACAGCTTCAGAACGTGCTAAACGTATTTTATCTTCATCAACACAAACAAATATTGAAGTAGAATCTGTTGTTGATGGTATTGATCTAAATGTAGTTTTAACACGTGCTAAATTTGAAAGTTTATGTAGTGATATTTTCCAAAAAACATTAGAACCTGTAGAAAAAGTATTAAAAGATAGTAAAATTGGTAAATCTGAAATTAATGAAATTGTTTTAGTTGGTGGTTCTACACGTATTCCTAAAGTTCAAGAATTATTATCTAATTATTTTAATGGTAAAGAATTATGTAGAAATATTAATCCTGATGAAGCTATTGCATATGGTGCTGCTGTTCAAGCCGCTATTTTAACTGGAAAATCAGATGAAAAACTAGATCAATTAGTACTATTAGATGTTACTCCATTATCTTTAGGTGTTGAAACTGCGGGTGGTGTAATGACTGTTTTAATCCCTAGAGGTACTACTATCCCCACTAAAAAAAATCAAACTTTCTCTACTGCTGTTGATAATCAACCTGCTGTAACTATTCAAGTATTTGAAGGTGAAAGACAATTAACAACACATAATAATAAATTAGGTGAATTTAATTTGAAAGGTATCCCACCTATGGCAAGAGGTACACCACAAATTGAAATAACATATGATGTTGATGCAAATGGTATCTTACAAGTTTCTGCAGTTGAAAAATCTACCGGTAAAGCTGAAAAAATTACTATTACTAATGAATCAAATAAATTAAGTAAAGAAGATATTGAAAAAATGGTTAAAGAAGCTGAAAAATATAAAGATGAAGATAATAAATTAAAAGAAAAAATAGAATCTAAAAATAAATTAGAAAATTATTGTTATAATGTTAAAAGTACTATGTTAAATGATGAAAAAATGAAATCAGCCTTAGGTAATGACCTATCCACTGTTGAAAAAACTGTTGAAGATACAATTAAATGGATTGATAATAATCAACAATTAACAAAAGATGAATATGATAATAAATATACAGAAGTTGAAAAAATTTTATCTCCACTTGTTCAAAAAGCATATCAAGCTAATATGCCTTCCGGTGAAGGTATGGGTATGCCTCCCGGTGGTATGGGTATGCTTCCCGGTGGTATGGGTATGCCTCCCGGTGGTATGGGTATGCCTCCCGGTGGTATGAATATGCCTGAAGGATTTAAAATGCCCGAAGGAATGCAAATGCCCGAAGGAATGCAAATGCCCGAAGGATTTAAAATGCCTAATGAAGATAATTTAGATTAATATATAAATCAAAAATAAAATAAAATAATTTTTGTTATTTCATTTATATATATTATATATAAATATACTTAATAGTTTTTTAAAAGTTTATATACTGATAAAGCTTTTTTATTATATTTATTATAATAAAAACTTATTATATTTTATTTATAATTTTATTAATTATATTAATACTTAATAAAATTATAAATTTTTATAATTACTATTATATTATTTATCTGTTTTCATTTATTATTATATTTATTTTACTAAAAATTTTATTATGATATTTAATTATTATAATAAAATTTAACTTTTTTATATTATATTTAATTAATTCTTTTTATTATAATATTTTATTATGATACGATACTTAAAAATATTATATTCTTTTTATATTAAAAAAATATTTAATTTTTTATAATGATACTTAAAATTATAATATTTATTTAATTCTTAAAATTATAATATTTAATTAATTCTTTTTATTATAAAATTTAATTTTTTATTATGATACGATACTTAAAAATATTATATTCTTTTTATATTAAACTTAAAAAAATATTTAATTATTTATAATGATAATATTTAATTAATTCTTAAAATTATTATAATATTTTATTTAATTTTTTATTATGATACAATACATAAAAATATTATATTCTTTTTATATTAAACTTAAAAAAATATTTAATTATTTATAATGATAATATTTAATTCTTTTTATTATAATATTTAATTTAATTTTTTATTATGATACGATACTTAAAAATATTATATTCTTTTTATATTAAACTTAAAAAAATATTTAATTAATTCTTAAAAATATTATATTTATTTAATTCTTTATTATAA